CTGAAGGTCTATTTCGTACTCATCTCCACCCTTCGAAAATGAAAGGTAGATTGAGTATCCATTATTCAATTCTCGATTTGGAATATCGGCTTTCTTTATTCCTTTTGAGTTTTTATTAAATAACACTTCTTCCAGTATAAGAGGAATAGATGATTTACCAACACCATTACTGCCCAGAATCTGAGTTAGTTTGGTATCAGAAAGATCGAGTTCATTGCTTTCCCCATAAGAGAAGCAATTACTCCATTTCAAAGTTTTTAGCGTAATCATTAAATATTCCTAATATGTCTGGTATTTTCTCATCGTGTATCTCTAGTACATACATTAGATACTCTACTAACTCTTCTCCGATTGTAAGCTCTTTATCTAGTACAAGAGTAGCTTCAGAACTTCTTCTTACAACCTTCTTATCAAGAAGTTCAGTAGAGGTTACTTTTGCAAGATCCCCGAGGTCTCCTTCTAGCTCATATATAACATGATCGTATAGACCATTTATCATATCAGCGGGGTCACTCACTGTCTTGCGAAGTAGTTGTGGAAGCTCCAACTCATTCCAAACCCATTCCCAATATTCTGTATCTATAGTGATTATTCCCGTCCCTACTTTAGAACGATGGAAACTAGTTGTCATAGGACTACCAGGGTACACTATATTTTGTTGGCAGTTTGAGTGAGAATGTAAATCCCCCGCAAAAACTATTGGAAATCGTTTAAATCTATCTAAATCAACCTCTGGAGTAACGTGAGGAGGTATTTCTCCGCGTACATGAGTAAACACTGGGAAAGACTTATTTAGCATTTCTATAGAGCTTTTCTTGTGTAAATCACAATAAGGCAAAATACTAAAGCCTCTCTCGTCCTCGAAAGCTTCATCTATCACATAGACTAAAGGGTTGAGCGAGTTAGTAACTTCTTTTAAGGCTGTGAAAAACGTTTTATTCTTTTTCGTAGCCTCATGATTACCGTCATAGATAATCGTTTCTATATTACACCCCTTTACAAAGGTAAAATATAGTTCTAGTTCTTCTATTGTTGGTACTCTGTCGAATAGGTCGCCGCCAATAATATGCAAATCAGCATCGTCTTCCAAGATATGAATCTGGTGGAAGAATGAATCATAGCGAGCACGCGCCCAATTAATGGGCACGTTTTTCTGACCTAATTTAATATGCCAATCGGCAGAGAATAGAATTTTCATTAGGCAACATCCGCCAACTTAAAGGTATCTTTAGCGATAATAGAAGTAATAACATTATACCCATCAAATTCTTCAGGAGATTGTTTGTGGTTTTTAAAATCATTTATGCCAAAGTGCTTAGTATCCGTAAATTTAGGAGTAAGCTTTCTTTTTACTTTTTCTACGGTTTCTATTTTTCTATACATTAAACTAGACTGGCCTGCGGTTGGGATAGCATATAGGACAATTACTTCTGGATTATGATAAACGTAGTCTATAATAGCAAATCGAGCGCTATTATAGATAAACTGCGCTCTATGCTGACTTATATCATAGTCTCTCCATTTTATGTAAATATCCCCTTCTTCACTTTCAAGTTCAGGATTTTGATCACTATCGGGCTGCCATCTATTATCGTGCATTACCCAAACAGTTTTATATCCTACTAACTTGTAGTCCTCGTTTCTCTCTTTCCAATCTTTAGCAACGTTTTTTGATTTTTGTACTTCAATAATTAATTTCAATTCTTCAAGCACAATATCTGCCTGGCGATACTTTTTATATCCTCCAGGTGTTTGAATACGTTTTTCTGTGCTTACAGCGTACCCTTGATTTTCAAAAGCTCTTGCTAGATGATTCTGAGTATCATTATGCCAGTTTTTATAATTAATGTCAGTTATCTTTTTGTTAATTATCATGCAACATCAAACTCATCTTCAATACTTTCATCAGTATTAGAGTCTGCTCCAGCTCCGCCTACCATAATTCTCTCAAGAAGTTCTTTTTGAGCATCTGGAGTAGGTCGGGTCAGAAGCTCGTCAATAGGAGTAGCAGCCGCTACAACTTCTTTCTCGTCGTCTGTTAGGGGGCGAATAGCTTTCTGACACTTTAAGGTTTGAAGAGTGTACTCAACATTGTATACGTTAGGCCCAGTCTTAACACGCTTAAAGTGAATGTCCCAACCTGCTTCAATGTCAGTAGGATCGCCCAAATCTTCAGCGGCTACAAGAATCTGATCCATCAATTTTTTCTTTAGATTAAATACTTTAGCTTTACCATCAGCAGGATCTATACACTGCACAGAGTAAGACCAGCCACACTTCAAATCGGGAAAGAATTCACGAACCCAATCTTTTTCTTGGTTTACAAAAGCTTCTTTTTCTCGGTCAAAAGATAAGCACTCCATAGGAATGTTTTTATCGTTTTCGCCTCTTACCCAGTAGATATATCGAGGTAGAAGATCTCCGAAAAGACGAACACAGTTGTCTCCGTTTTTATAAGTGTACTGCTCTAAAGAGCTTTTCTTAGCTCCCCCAGCGGATGAAGTAAATTTAATACCCATAGTTTTTCCTTTTAATGCGTGACTTCTTCCCAGCAGAAGTATATAGTATCTTCTACTCGGGTAAGTAGTCTGTGGTTGTCAATAAGTTCAGCAGAAACAGGCGATAATAGCATGTCTAAGCTGCGTTTTCCTGTGGCTTGATATTCAGCATAGCTGCGAAAACTAGCGAGTGCCACATACTGTGCTAGTTCCGTGTCACCATACGTTCTACGATTGGTGATAATCTTTTCTGGATGCAATAGAAAGCTATCGCCTGACCAGTCTTTCTGAGCCAAGCTATAAATAGAGTCAGACCGATTTCTCGGTAAAGTGGGGTATGTTATATACGCGATTAATGTAACTATATCAGAAGATTTTCCTTCTGTATACCGATACATTTTTGCCCAATTATAAAAAATCACTATTATTTCTCGAAGTCAGACCGTATATTATACAGGAAACATCTTCTTTTGTCAAGAATTATTTTTCTTACATGTCTTTAAAGAATACATCATATTGTTGTTGTAGATAATGTCCTAAGCGTAATTTTGCTTGCTTCTCAGCAGTCTTGCCTTTTAGGTTTATGTCTACAACTACAGGGTCTTTCTTTCCTGGATATTCTCTAATAACTCGTCCTACTAACTGAGTTAAGAGAGGTCTGTTGTTCACTGGAGTGGCGAGTATTAGACAGCTAAGCGGATTAACACTAATACCTTCTGAGAAAATACTTTGAGTCCCTAAAAGAATGTCTACCTTTCCACTTTGAACTCGTTCTATTTTCTTATCTCTCTCAGCGAGAGGCACCTCTCCAGTAATCAATTCACAATGTTCTCCTAAAGTTTCTTTCACTCTTTTCAGAAAATATACTCTATCTGAAAGAAGTAACACTTTATGACCCTTTTTCCTGTATGCTGCTGCCAAAAAACATATAAGTTTTCCGTACTCTTCTTGGCTTACCAAATCATTAATTCGATTAGCCCAAGGTATTTTAGCACCATCCATAAAACGTATTTTAGTTTGAATTATGTCTATAGAGGGTTGCATGTAGTTTTCTTTGGGCGGAGTAAATCTCTTATGTCCAAAGTAGTCAGGCATCATTACATGCCTCCCATCTTTTCTTTCCACCGTACCGGATAAGCCTATTTTATATCGAGCGTAGCTAGAGTCTACTAGTCGATTAAATGTATTTGCTGGTATATGGTGACACTCATCTACAATTAGCGTTCCGAAAGTTTTAGTAATCTGTTCTTTGATTTTATACAAAGTCTGCACATTACCGACAACGATCGGAGCACTAATATTGTATTTTCCTGACCCTATAACACCAGGATCTATGCCAAAGACTTTTCTTATTTCCTTCTCCCACTGAGTTCTTAGTGCTACAGTGTGTGTAATGATTAGAGTCTTTTGCTTTAGCTTTCCGGCGATTGCGAGCGCTGTGAAAGTCTTCCCCCAAGATACAAAAGCATTGATAACAGCATTGTCGTCAAGCTGGTCATAGACTTCTTTCTGGCTTTTTCTGAGGTCAAACTTAAACTCAGGAAAGTCTACAGGAACTTCTATTCTTTTATCTTTGATTTCATATCCTGGAGGAATAAGATCGGTTCTTCCAACAGGTATAGATATAAGATTGCTCTTTATTTTCCTCAAATTCTTTATATACTGAGGAG